CGAAGCGGCGGGTGGTGGGAGGTCATGGGAGAGGGGGGAAAGGCGACGACAACAGCAACGGGCGCCTCACCTACCTTCGCTAAAGCTACGGTGGGCAAGCCCCCGGCCCCTCTCCCGCGACGCAGACGACGCGTCTTGGGAGAGGGGGGAAAGGCGACGACAACAGCAACGGCCGCCTCACCCCCGGCCCGTCTCGCGCGATCCCGCCCGATGGGCGGGACGTCTTGGGAGAGAGGGGAACGGCAGCAACAGTAGCGAGGACAGGAAAGAAAGCAACTGCGCATCAACAGTTGACGACAGCGGTTACCCACTGTCTTGGGCCGGTGAGAGTCGGTCGTAGGAATGGCTCCTGTGTATGGCTGACAGGCCAGAGAGGCAGTGTGGCGGCAATCGTGCGGCGTGTCGGGCGTTCGGTGTGTGAGTGGCGGCGTACGCGTTCTGTCAGGATGAACTCTATGTTAACGGAGGCACTCAGGAACGAGCGGCCATCAGTACGTCAGGAGCATCGGTTTTAGCTGGCTGGCGGCCGTGCAAGCTTCTTTGCGGTGTAGGGCGTCCCGCCCGTCGGGCGGGATGCCGCGCCGGGGCCGTATGGACCCGCCCTATGGAGGGCCCGGGCACCTGCGCGACCCAGCGCGCGGGAAACGCAATGTGAGCGCCGTACGGAGAGCGGGGCTTCAGCCCCGCCAGGCAGAGACGCCTCAGAACGGCAACGCCCGGCAGGACTGAAGTCCTGCCCTCCGTACGGCAGGGCTTTGCTAGCCGCCATGCCCCGCCGCCGTGTAGGGCGCGGACCTCTGCCGCGCCGCCGTTGTAAGGGCGCACAGGGGCCTCCGATGGGCGGGACATGGGTCCCCGCCCTACACTCACAAGCCGACTTACTCTAAAACCGATGCTCCTGTCAGTACATCTGCCGGGTTGACGTAACTCCTCACCTGCCAATGATGACAGTCCGCATTTTTCGCAAACACCGCGAGAAATGGGACAGTCCCCGGAGTGGCCGACCCCGGGGTGAGCGAGTTCACCCCATGGCAACAACGGCGCACGGCGCTAAGGACCACATGTGACTAAAGGGCATTGCGGAGGTATTTCCATGCAGGAAAGCTTGATCAAAGCGTATGTGGTGGGCACTCCGGAGCCCGCCCAGGCGGGACGAAGCCAACAACTGCCGGAAGAAGCATGGCAAGCCTCGTACGCCAACGGGGAAGTGAAGGAGCCCCCCTACTCGCTCGCGGCACTCGCTGAGCTGTACGAAATCAACGCAACCCATAAGGCCTGCGTGGACGCGAAAGTCGCCAACATCGTCGGCCTGGGGTACAAGTTCAGGCGAGTGACCGAGGGAGTATCAGCCGATCCCGCCAACCGTGACCTACTAGAGCACCTCTTCGCTAACTGTAACCCGGAAATGACCTTCACCGAAGTGATGCGGGCAGTGTGGACAGATGTGGAAAGCATCGGCAACGGCTACCTGGAGATCACGCGTAACGGACGTGGTAACATTGACGGGTTCTACCATGTTCCTGGGACAACAGTACGCCTCAAGGTTGACCGTAGTGGGTTCCTGCAAGTGCGTGACGGCAGGAAAAGACACTTCCGGAACCTGGGCTCCGAAGAGGTAACTGAGCCGGCGACAGAACAGCCGCAGAATGAGATGATTCAGTTCCGTAAGTACACGCCACAGTCTACCTACTACGGCGTGCCGGATATTCTGCCAGCAATCACAGCCGTCGCAGGCGACCGGGCAGCGAGCAAGTACAACGTCAGCTTCTTCGAGCATAACGCAGTGCCGCGTATGGCTATCATCGTCGAGGGAGGGCAACTGACAAAGGAACTGCTCCGCCAGATACGGCAGTTCATGGAGGCTGAGATCAAAGGACAAGCGCATAGGACGCTGATTCTTGATGCGCCGGGGTCAGATGTGAAAATCCGTATGGAGGCCCTCAGCCAGATCAGCTCCGAAGACGCAGCGTTCCTGGACTACCGGAAAGCAAATCGGGACGAAATACTGATGGTACACCGCGTGCCGCCAAGTAAGATCACCATCGTGGAAAACGCGAACCTGGCCAATAGCCGAGACCAGGATAAGACCTTCCGGGAACAAGTCGTGCGGCCGGAGCAGCGACGGATCGAGTTCCAACTCAACCGGCTGATAAGAGAAGAGATAGGAATAGGTGACTGGCAGTTCTCCTTCAAGGAGATGGACCTGACGGAGGAACTGCAAGAAGCAGAAGTGGCGAAGATCTACGCGGACATCGGGGTCTGGACCGCAGATGAAATAAGGGCGAAGCAGGGTCTGGCGCCGGTCAGTGACTAACGGCCGCCTCACCCACCTTCGCTAAAGCTTCCGCCTTCGCCAAGGCTATGGCGGACGAGACGGTGGGCAAGCGGTCTGGCGCCGGTCAGTGACTAACGGCCGCCTCACCCACCTTCGCTAAAGCTTCCGCCTTCGCCAAGGCTATGGCGGACGAGACGGTGGGCAAGCCCCCGGCCCCTCTCCCGTCCCCCGTCGCCCCGCCCACGGGGCGGGGCTATGGGGGACCACCCATAGCTTTGCCATTTGGCGAAGCGACGGGTGGCGGGAGGTCTTGGGAGAGGGGGGGAACGGCAGCAAAGACAGTAACGGCAGTAACGGCAGCAAAGACAGTAACGACAGTAACGGCGGCAAGGACAGTAACGACAGTAACGGCGGCAAGGACAGTAACGACAGCAAAGGCAGTGACGGCAGTAATGACAGCAAGCCCGCGCAAAGGACGCGACCAGGACATCTAACGGCAAACCGGTAACGACAGATCTGACCGCAGAGGGCAGCGCAGGCGGTGCATGGGACAGCCAGGGGCGCGCGTCCTCAAGAGCCCGGCATACAGCAGTAATAGGAGACGGGCTTCTGGGAGTGAGTATTACTGATCTTTGCATGATTGCAGCACAAGCTACGTTCACGCAAGCCGCCTCCCGAGGGTGTGCAGACGCTGTAACGTCGGGCCTTGGCAGGCACGACGGCTCGTTTGCGCCGGGGCTTCAAATGTTTTCGGATTACGAGAATATCAGTAGGATAGAGCGCGTCGCGCGCGGGACGCGAGAGGCGAGGGCGCCTGTCGTGTACCGTCTGATGCGGCCCTTGTATGGATGGGACCGAGGACACAGGAGTAAACTGTAGAAAGCGGGTATGCGCCGCCTGCCGACTTGGCAGGCGGCTTGCATTTGGTGCAGATGACGCGGTGATAAGGGTGCAGTTGGGCGGAGGTGATCCGATGACTGAGGTGACAGAGGCGACAAACGACTTCTCGGTGACGATGCCGCTAACCAAGGTCTGGCGGGATGAGGCCGGAGATATGTGGTTTGAGGGGGTGGCCTCGTCCACAAGCCTGGATAAGCAGCAGGAACGGATGACACAAAAGGCTATCGAGGGAATGAGCAAGCAGGTTGGTGTTCCACTGCTGCCCTCACATAACGCGGGGGCACTCGATGACCTGGGGACAGCAGAGGAATGCTGGGCCGACAACGAGCAGTTCCGCGTCGCTGGGAGGCTGGATAAGCATAACCCGGAGGCGCATCGGCTGTTCGAGAAGGTGATGTCCGGCAAGCAGTACGGCCTAAGTGTTGGAGGGCGGGTCAAGAAGGCCTTCTGGCGACATGATGAGGAGGCGAGAGCACTCGTACGACACATTGACGAGGTGGAGCTGAGCCATGTGGCGGTGTGTCGGCCCGAACAGGCTGCAAACCCGGATACCTACCTCGCAGTCCTCGCCAAGGCGGCTGAGCCTGTGACTGAGGAGGGGGAACGGCCAAGAGATGATCTGCGCCGGGAAGCGGAAATAGATGTGCTGGCGAGGATCGGTCGGGCAGCCGTGCAGGCCGCGAAGGCGCTCTGGCCCTTCAGCAAGTCTGGCGAGAAGGACGACGAGGTCGCAGTTGAGGATCAAGCAGTGGAGGAGGAAGTGAGCAAGGTCAAGGAACTGCGAGAGCAAGTCGAGGCAGTACTGACCGACGTCGGTGACGCGCTCAGCGAGCTGCACAAGGATGCCGACGGAAGCAAGATGCCGACGGCGGTACACGGAGAACCTCAGTCGCTGCCCGGGCAGGAGAAACATGTCTGCAAGGACGGCGATTACTGGAAGGGAGTGCTATAGAGTGGGTCAGGAAGAGATGCTGCAAAAGGCCATTGACACCACCGATCTGGCGGCCGGAGGGCTGCTTACCACCAGCCAGGCGGATCGGTTCATTGACCTCTCGCTCGACCAGTCAGTGATGGTCAAGGACGCGCGGATCGTGCGGATGCGTAGCGCGGTGATGGAGCTGGACAAGATCGCGACGAGTGGGCGAGTGAGCCAACTCAAGAGCGAAGGCGTGGCGCCAGGAAGCTTGAGCGAGCCGGCCTTCTCCAAGGTCACTCTGACGGCCGTGGACATCATCACGCCGTTCGAGATCACCATGGAGGCGCTGGAAGATAGCCTAGAGCGAGGAGACATGGAGGAGACGGTCATCCGAGTGATGGCGCGTCAAACGGCAACGGACCTGGAGGAGCTGGCAATCCAGGGCGATGCGTCCTCCAGTGACGACTTCCTTAAGGGAACGGACGGCTGGCGTGTGCTGGCCGAGGAGGGTAATGTGGTGGACTTCGCCGGGGCAACGCTGGACAAGGACGGCCTGTCGGGCATGTACAAGGCGCTGCCGGACCGGTACAAGCGGAACCACGGCGACCTGAGGTATTACTTCGCGCCCGCAGCAGTCCAGGATTGGCACGACACCTTCGCCGATCGCGGGACCGCCGCTGGCGATGAGGCCATGGTAAGCGGCGCGGCACCGCCATATATGGGGGTGCCAGTGACATCAGTGCCCAATGTGCCCACCGATCAGGTGGGGATTATGGGGTACGAAAGCGGCCCGAACCTGACCTACGGGTTCCTCACGCCGCGAGAGAACCTGGTGTTCGGCATCCACCGAGATGTGCGCATAGATAAGGATAAGGATATCCTGAGAGGCGTCAACATCTACACCATCACCACCCGCGTGGCAGTGGAACTGGAAGAGCCAAACGCGATCGTGTTGGCGGTGAATGTCGCGATGAGCTCGTAAGAACAACGCCGGGGGTGGCGGCAAGCTACCACGCGCTTCGCGCCCGTACGGAGGCGAGAACAGGAACGGCGTCGCCTCACCCACCTTCGCTAAAGCTACGGTGGGCAAGGCCCCGGCCGCTCTCCCGTACGGCGGAGGCTGGGGGCGAGAGGCGAGAGACGGCTACGACCGCCTCACCCCCGGCCCCTCTCCCGCGAC